CGGGCGGAGGAACTGGAGGAGCGGCGGGAGGAGAGACCGGCGGCAAACTAACCGGAGGAGCGACCGGAGGAGCGACCGGTGCTACAAAGTTCGGAGGATATCCGGCTAAAAAGTTACTGGCAGTCTGTTGTGATAGCACATTGCCGCCTACATCTTTTGTGCCGGTTGCTCCCACGTAGTCAGCTATTTCAGCATCCGTATATCCAAGTTTACGGGCGTAATCAACGCCGCCTTGGTAGTTGCCACTGTTAATTAAGTTAGTAAATTGGGTTTTTTGTGCCTCAGTTGCTGGGGGAACGACCGAAGTGACCGGAGGAACGACCGGCGGAACGACCGGCGGCAAAGTAACTGGGGGAGAGACCGGAGGAACGACCGGCGGCAAAGTAACTGGGGGAGAGACCGGAGGAACGACCGGCGGCAAAGTGACCGGTGCCGTAATGTTGGGATACGGATTAACTCCCATAGGGGGAGCGACCGGCGGCAAACCGCCCATAATAATTGCTTGCTGATTCATGGCATTCCGTTGGCCCTCCAGCATCGGGGCATAGGCATCTTGACGCAGAGCAGTGTTGTACCGACGGTTAACGTCGCCAAAGCCTAAGTTTGCATAAGCAGCTATTTCCTCAGGACGGAACGCGTTGTCCCGCATAACACGAGATTTTTGGATGTCCGTTACAGTGCCCTTAAGCGCAGCATCCATGGCCGCTCTTCGTTCAGGAGACAACGCCACAGGAGCGCCGGGGAAGGTCTCAGGCGCGAGGGCCGCGATCCCCGCATTAATATTTCCGTACATATTTGCGCTGCCCTGGGCCTTGCGCATGGCTTTTTCTCGGGCAACCTCGGTACGGGCAGCTAAATTCGAGGCATTAGCAGCGATTTGGGTAGACCGCTGAATGGCATACTCTTCCGGATTCATTGGACGGCCTTCTTTGACGCCGGAGCCAAACCAGTGTGCCTTTGCCTTTTCTTCGGTGTCAATTCCTACACGCTCAAGATCAGTGTTGGCCTCGAGGTAGCGTTTCCAATCAAAAGTTTTAGGTGGAGCCACAGGACCTTGCGGGGGCGTAAATGCGTCAGGGAGACCGGAGAAAGAGGAAGTAGCTACAGGGCCACCATCTGCGTACCTACGCGGCAGCAAGTTGCTGTACATGCTTGCAGTGTTGTAGGGCTGCTCCACGCGGCGCGCTCCAATGCTGCCAAGAGGTGTGTCATACACGGTGGGCACATTCATGATGCCTTGGCCACTGGCGCTGTACATACCGTAGCCCCCAGCGTTGTAATCAGGGACATCGTACGTAGGCAATCGGCTGTACCCGTCAGTAGGCTCGCCATATTGGTCGTACACCACGCCGGGCATGTTCTGCAAATACATCTGGCGCTGCGTACCGTCTTGCCGAATGCGTTGGGTGACGGGTGTCATCAGAGACTGGTTGATGGCACTGGGCTGCACGGGCTGGGTTTTAAAGCCGCCGAACGCGGACAATGCTCCTAAACCAACTGCGGCCATCGGGCCATAGGTGGACAACATGCCGGGCATCGCTGCTTTAAACGCTCTTGTGTATTCAGCATCCAACATGGCAGCAGTAGCCGTTGGCGTGCGTGCCAACATAGCATTTTGCGCTGTCTTGCCTGCTTGTTCAGCAGCAGGGACCCCTGCCTCTTGAATGCCAGAAGGAGAAATGTATTTTTTGTAAAGATCGCCTGCCTGATCAATTAAACCAGGTGAGGACTTGTCCAGCCCCATACGTGCAATGTACGCATCCCGCTGCGCGGTTGTGGTGACGTTGTCAGTTAGCACAGGATCAATTTTGGAAAGCGCAGGGGCAGGGGTCGCGTTAGTACCCGCAGGGGCAGGCCCTGCTTGTGCTTGATTCTCAAAATACTCTGGGAAAGACCGAGACGGGTAATTCGTCGGCTTCAGATCACTAGGCGGAGCAGTGCCAAAAGCGTCATTACTTTTTAAAAGGGTGTCGAAGCTATCCGTAGAAGGCACAGAGGCCAATTTAGCGGGGTCTACGGCAGAAGCCACAGAGGTAGAAGGGCCGGGAGCCGCGCTAAACAACCCGGTAAACTTGTCTACTTGCCCTTGAAACGCCTGTCCGGCGGTCGTGCCCGCAGTTGCGCCGCTGTTCGCCGCAAACGCATTAGCCCCACCAAAAACACCTGCGCCAGCACCAGTAGTCAGTCCGCCTATGACCCCTGCTTTAAGTGCCTGTCCAAGGTTTCCGCCTGCTGTCAAGGTGGAAAGAGAAGAACCAACAAAACCGCTGACAGCGGCTATGCCCACAGTAGAAGTAATGTTTAAAAAAGCCGCTGCAGCGGGGCCCAAAAAGAAGCCCAAGGCAATTGGAAGAATAATCCGGCCAATAGAGCTTTTGGCAAAATTTTGAACTGCTTTGCCCAGAAACTTAAGAGGGGACGCAATTGACTTCCATATTTTGCTCAAAATACCGTACTCAGGCAAACCTGTATCGGGATTAATGGTTCCAGCGCCGCCGCGGCGGCGCAGCATGCGTGCTTCTGCCGGGGTGATGTGAGCCAGCATGGTATCGCCGTTACGACCGTAGCTTGCAATGGCCTTGGCAATAGGTTTGAGCTCTGCAATACCACCTTTGGCAAACGCTTGCACGCCCGTAGGCGTTGCAATCATCTGATCGATAGCCATGTTCAAGGCAGCAAAGAACTGGGGGTCAAACTGCTCAGGCAGGATTTCCTCAGGCAGACCCATGTCCATGTATTTCTTCCGCAGCTCAGCGTATTTATCCGGGCTGGCCAAAATCTCATCGACCACATTGTTCAATGCGTCGAGGGCTTGAGGCGGCATGCTTAATCCCTGCAGCTCCTTTGTAAACGCAGCAACGGCTTGGGGATCAATTTGAGCAGCACCCGCCAACATCTCGTTAGAAAACTCCTGCGGAGAAATTTCTTGACGCATTTGGTCATAGACCGCCATCGTATTGGGGTCAGAGAAGGGATTAGGTGCGGCCTCTTGAGGCATCTCCATTGCGGGTTGGGGTGCTGTAGCCATGACAATTCCTTAGATTGATACCTATATTATGGAGTAACGGTGCCTACTGCGCCACTACCACTGACGCCTGTTAGGCCTAGGGTCGTTGTGCCCCCAGACGTTCCAACCGATCCAACCGATCCCGTGCCCTGCACGCCCAGTAGTCCAATTGGAACTTTAATGCGCAACACATTATTTCCTGTTTGCACAGTTCCATTTACCGTGTCTCTGTAAACATCGCCCAGCCTCAGAACAGGGAGATCAATGTCCGTGGGCAGCGTTGCTAAATTTAAATTTAGTGTTGTCCCGCCCATGTCCCCGGGGTTATTAAGCTGGGCAAAAAACAATCGCAAAATGCTATTTAATTGGTCCTGATAGTAGCGTTGATATTGCTCAGGAGCCAGGGGTAAGTTAGGAGGCCTGACATTAAGTTCAGCCATAGGTCATCTACGTCCGTCTTTGCGTAGATCCAGTCGCGTAGCCCCTAGCTGCCATGTCGTGCCCAACTTAGTGGACTCCGTCTTCAAGATCATCTGTCTTCCGCGCACGCGGGTATTTATCTGCCCCGTAAACTCTTCCGTAACCACAAACGTCGAGCCCTTGACCACCGTTCCACTCTTCTGGCCCGTAACGCCTGATCCGGAGTTGCTCAGGCCAAACAGAGTAATTGCCAGTTCAGGAGAAGAGTTTGCCGTAGATCCATCAAACGTCAAGTCAGGCAGCATGCGCCAAACCTCTGCGAAGTTGTGGCCGTCCTCGAGGTCAAACTCAGACGAAGAAATAAACGCAGTAAGCGCCACAGGCGTTCCTGTCTCATTGTCATCTACGCCCACCTCATGTTGCACAAGGCGCAGGTTGTATGTAGCCGCTATCGGCTGGTTCAGTAGTCCTGCATCCAGCCACGCGGTCCGCGCCAATGAGCCAAAACACCAAGACTTTTCTTCGTAGTTATAGATGACATACTTGTCAATTGCGGTGCTTGTTTCAGAGCAATAAAACCACCAGATCTCATTAAAGCCTTCGTTCGTCCCAGCAAACACTTGCTGGTTCTGCTCTAAATTAATGTCGTTGTAGATGTACCGGCGCAGGTCACAGTTGAGGGTTTGTACCCGGCCATCGTAGGCATAGAACTTGTCTACGCCCATCCAATACACCACACCTGATGCGGCAATCGCAGCATTAGGTCCCATAATAGAAATGTTGTCTGCCAAAGGCTGCGCACCAAACACGAAAGGCGGGCCAAGGTACTGGATTGAATAAACAGCTTGGTCTGTAATCACAACAATCTCTTGCCGGGTCTGCACCGCAGCAACAATCTCTGAACCCAGTGACAAGCGCAAACTACCCGCTTGGTTCGTGGCCAGCGGTTCCCAAACAAAGGGGCTTTCTTGATCACTCCAGCGAATGAGCATAGGATCAAGAACCGTGCTCTGAAACTCGTTGGTTCCAAAAAGGATCACGAACCGCGTGTCGGTTACCAGCAAGTAGTTGTGAATAATTGGCGTATTCGGGTCTTCAACGCCATACAGATTCACTCCTCGCTGGGAGATAAACTGCAAGCCTGACTGGCCTCCGCTGGTAGTGATTGCAGCCCCGTTGACCGTGGCAGCCACACTGAATGTATTGGTTGATGAATTGCGGACAAAGTACGTGGTGCCTACAACCAGTCCCGTGGGCAGCGCGCCAGTAGACTCAAATTGAACCAGTGTTCCGTTTGGTAGGTTAAACCCACCGGGCATCGTAATCACACCGGGAGCACCAATTGAAATGGTGCTTTGAATAGGGCTAAGTTCCTTCTTGGCATCCCAATAATAAACGCCCTGGCCCCGCGCGCCGTAAATTAAATCCTCACCAAAATTTCGATTATTCCACAACTGCAGGGCATTAACACCTGCTTCTCCTTCACCCCAAGTGCCTCCTCCCCATGTTCCTGCGCTCCAGCCGTTGTAGGGAATTTGAAAAGCAGGGCCTGCGTTGATTTGATATTGGGTAACAACCGTTCCGCCTCCGGGCGAACCGGACAAGTCAGTGGCATTGCTTACGGCATCCACAGTAATTCTGTAGTTGTCGTCGTCAATTACGGTGAGTTGAAACTCATCTTTAAATTTTGCAGCCGTAATGTTACCGCCAAGGCCCGTGATGCCCGCACCGCTAAAGGTGACAAAACTGCCAGTGGTGCACCCGTGGGCTACATCAAGCACGTTCACGGTGGATGTTCCGACCGAAGCTACGCTAAACGGGTTGGTTAAAACAACGGTGCTGCGAATTGGAGTGACGTCAAAAAAGGCTCCGCCC